CTACGTTGTGCTTCTTCTGCTGCGGCTGCTTGTTCTGCTTCTCTACGTTGTGCTTCTGCTGCTGCTGCTTGTTCTGCTGCTCTACGTTGTGCTTGTTCTGCTGCTCTACGTTGTGCTTGTTCTGCTGCTGCTTGTTCTGCTGCTCTACGTTGTGCTTGTTCTGCTGCTGCTTGTTCTGCTGCTCTACGTTGTGCTTGTTCTGCTGCTGCTTGTTCTGCTACTCTACGTTGTGCTTCTGCTGCTCTACGTTGTGCTTCTGCTGCGGCTGCTTGTTCTGCTGCTGCTTGTTTTGCTGCATAGATTACTGCGGCTTCTTGTGCTGCTGCGGCTGCTTGTTCTGCTTCTCTACGTTGTGCTTCTGCTCTACGTTGTGCTTCTGCTGCTTGTTCTGCTGCTCTACGTTGTGCTTCTGCTTCTTCTGCGGCGTGAATCACTGATAATTCTTCATCTGATGGTAAATGAATCATTTTAGAATGATTTCTTAGAGCTTCTAATTCATTTTCTTTATCAGCTAATGTTACTCTTAAGACTTCTAATTTTCTTTGTAATTCTTCATTAATTGCATTTTTATTCGGTTTTTGAGTATAACACCAAAGTGTATTTGAATCCATTAAGTATTATAATAATTTATAAAATAAATTATTATAATTGATTTTTTAATTTTATATATTCTTTTTTATATTTAAGATATTCTTTACTTTTTCTACTACCACCTTTTTTATCTTTTTCACATTTTTCAGCTCTTGCTTTAAATTCTTCTGCAGTTACTGCTACTTCATTACCATATTTCTCCCATTGTCTGTAAAGATCTAAATTTTCAGCTGATTCTTTTTTACATTCTTTTGCTTTTACTTTTAATTTTTCTACATCTGCTGCAGCTTCTTCACCATATTTTTTCCATTGATTATAAAGATCTAAATTTTCAGCATTCTCTTTTTTAGATGTTTCTAATTCTGCATTTGTTTCATTACCATACTTAATCCATGCATCTAAATTAGTATTTAGTTCATCTCTTTCTAATTTCAATGCTGTAAGAGTGTCCTGTAATGTTTTATCAATCGATGCTGATTTAGGATCTTGAGAACATGTTTGTTCATTTGTAACATCTTTAATACTAAATTTTTTACCATTTACTTCAAGTATTTTTGTTTCTGCCATATTTATTACTTATATAATAATTTATAAATTCTTTTTGAGTAAATTATTTTATAACATAATATAATGTTATTAAATATTAATAATAAATTGGTTGATATCAAAGATTCTGACGTATTATATAATCTATATTATAAGTTAGCAACTCTCCCAACAAAGAAATTATTAAAAAGTAAAAAATCTAATATAGATAAATATTTATCCGAATTAAAGATCCAAATATCAAAATTAGATAATTTAATCCCACTATATGACATCTTTTCGAAAAACATATATTTGATTAAACCAGAAGAAATATATGATAGTGTTATTCATTTATACTATCGCCCTCTCACTAAAAAATTATATGAATACTTACAATCCATTAAAACAGATGATGAATCATACAAAGAAAAATTAGAAAAGAACATCAATTTTATGGAAAACTTTGATTTGAACGTTTTAGAAGAAACATATATTAAAACATTTTATTATCAATCTAATAAAATTGGAAAAAATTTCACTTTATGTATTAAACCATCATTTTTACCATTTGTTAATATTAATCCATATTATAACAGAGATGAATTAATTAATCTTGGATTAAATTTAAAAATAATTAAACCAGATGAAACATATTATGATGAAAAACGTCTTTTACAATTATGCGATAAAGTCTCTCAAGATGATATAGATTCTGATACACTTTTAAATCATTATTTATTCATCCAATTTAACAATCTTCAATACTACATTAAGTATTATTCATTTATGGGATCATACCAAATGAACTATTATATTAGAAATAATTCAGTTAAAGATAAATTTATTGAAAAAAATATAAATCAATTTCACAGTATTATATCTAAATCTCCAGGATTTAATGATACATATTATGTATATAGACTGATTAACAATGATGATTTCTTACAGGATGTAAAAATTGGAGAAATATTTGAGGATAAAAGTTTTATGTCAACATCTCGTAATCCATTTTATAATCCAGTTAGAAATGCATTCGGATTAATATTAATGAAAATAAAACTTCCAAAGAATAAACAAGGTGTTGGATTGTGCATAGAAAATTATTCATTGTTTCCTGAAGAACAAGAAATTATTTTAAATCCTTGTAGATTAAAACTTGTTTCAAAAGATGATACTATTTATTACCATACAGATAAAAAGGCACAAAGATCGATTAAAACAAAATATGAATTTGTTTATGTTGAACCAATTCCTCTTGATATAAATAAAATATCAAAAAATTATGATGATGAATTAGATATTCCAATAATCGATTTATATAATACAAAAGTTTCAGGAGTGAAAGTTGAAGATAAATTAAATAATTTTTCAAACTTATTACCATTAGTTAATACATGTAAAAGATTTTATGTAGAAATTAATAAGAAACAATATTTATTTAGTGTTAATAAAATGGCGGATAAAAGAATATATGAAAAATTCTTCTTTTTACAAAAGAAAAAATATTCAGAAAATGATATTATTGAAGAATTATATATTACTTATCAAGATGAGTCAACTGGTGAAATATTATTAATGATTGAGATAAAAGATGTTATATCAGTAAATTATTTACAGAAATTTACAGGATGTAATAAAGAATTTAATGATAATGATTTATTAGAATTAATTAGTGGATTTTCAAAATTATTCCAATTATATCAAGTAGTTATCCATCCAAATTATAAACCATTTTCAACATTCATTCATATTAAACCAGAAGAATATCATTATGTAATTGATAACATAACTGATTATCATCAAGTTCAAAAATTAAGTGCAAATATAAAAATATTCAATAATGATTTAATGAATTATCTTATAATGAAAAAAAATAGATTTGAAAATATTAATGTTAAAATGAATTTTAAAAAAGGATTATTAGATAAATTAAAAAATATTAAAGTTAAAGAAGTATTTAATGAAGAAAATTATGAAATTTATTCATTAATCAAAAAAGAATCATTAGCAAATTTAAATGAATTAATCATTTTCTTTTATAAAAATTATTTTTATCTATTAGACAAAGTTATCACACAAATTAATAAATATTTTGATAACGAATTAATATTAAATAATTTATATTATGTATTTGATTCTGGTACTTATTTATTTGAAAAACAAATTATATCATATGCAATAACAGATGATACAGATTTATTATCAAATTATCTTACTAAATTAGATACTTATAAAGTGAGAGAATTAAGATAATTGATTTTTTAATTGTAAATATTTATTTTTATATTTTAAATATTTATCATAATATCCTCCCATTTGAGTAACTGATTTAATTAAGTTAATATGTTTAACATTCTTTATTATTTTTATATTTATTTCTAATTCTTCAATAAATATTTTTTTAAATTCATTATATTTTTTTTGTGATTCTGGTTTTAAAAATTCTCTATGATTCCAATGTTTTGTATTAAAAAATATTTTAAATCCATATTCTAATAAATATTTAATTGGTTCTTCTTTATCTTTTTGTAATTCAGTCATTTTAAGTAAACAAGCCGAACATTGAGATTTATCTGTTATCTTAAAAGTATTTATTAAATCTTCTAAAAATTTTATTTTATCCTCAACTTTCTCTTTATTCAATAAAAGATTAATTAATATAAAATATGATAATCTTTTTATTTTTTTTGTATATTTTGGATCTTCCCATGGAAAGTTTTCTCTAAATAATGAATTTGTAAAATCATATATATATCCATTAATTGAATAACTTGAATATTTGAATTTTAAATAAGAAATATTATTATATTCAAGCTCTATTATATGATCATTTATATTAACATACATCTCAAGTAAATCTCCATCTATTAATTGATTTATACTAACATCAATTAATTCTGCAGGAGAATTTAAATATCCATATTTATTGTTTCTCTTATAAAATAATATAAAATTATATTTTAATCTAAATAAACTAAACAATCTTACAAATGGATTTGATCCACCATCTTTTGCTATGTCATCATTCATTGATAAATAAATACTTTTACCCTCATTTGTATAATATTCAGTATTTGTTGCATAATATAATTTACCTGTTTTTAAATAAAAATCTTGACGTTTAGAATTATTATTTATAATATCTTTGATTTTTGTATTATATGAAAAAACATCATTTTTATCATTAAAGATTCTATCAATATTATTTTTTTCATCTTTTTCACTAAAAAAATCATGTTTAGTACTTTCATCTTCAAATACAAGATGATCTTTAAATAATACACCGACAACTTTCATATCTTTAAACATATCACTACAAGGTTTTTCCTTTGTAGCATTTATTTCATTATTATATTTTTGTATTAATGATTTTAATTTATATGGATTATTCTCAAAATCAAAAAACATATTATTACATTTTAAGAATATTTCACGTAACTCATTTAATATAACAAATGATAATTTAAAAACATTTTTTCTATGTATTTCTGCATCAAATAAACTAGGATTTATAAATATACCATAATCTGAATCAGATCTTTTAAAAAATTCTTTATAATAATTATCTTCTGAATTTAAATATTTACTATATTCATTAAATAATATTTTCATAGTTGTACCACCTTTAAATAAAAATATGATATCAGTATTATTAATACCATTGCGTTTTTTATATTCATTTAATACTGAATTAAAAACTTCATTTACTAAAAATTGAAATGAAATAATTGTTTCTTGGTTTTGAAAAATATTTTCTGTTAAAAATGCTGTTGATACATCATATAATTTTTTCTTACATGCAAATAATGCCATTCCATCTAAGTCACCCTCTTTTTTATCTTTTAATTGAACTTTATCATACATTACATTTTCTTCATTATATCTTGATAATTCATCACGTTTAAATTCAATAAAATCTGTACGTGTTTCATTAAAAATTTTATCTATATCATCTGAAAAATTATTATTTGGTTTACTATATAATTCGAATATCTTATTAATATCAATTACATGACTAATATCTTTTCCATCACATTTATCTCTAGGATATGATCCTTCTTTTCCACAATATTCATTTTTTCTATCGATGTTATTACTTATAATTATTTTATCATCATTCTTACATACAATAAATCCAAAATTACGACGATTATCATTATTAATTGTTTCTTTTATTATCATTGTATTACGACCATTTGGTATTATAACTTCTGGTTCACCAAGTAACCCATTTAATAATAAATGAGTTTCAGGTTTTTTTATTGTATCTGTATATATTTTATCCATTATATATATTATATATATTTTAAATATATATAAAATCTATTGTTGAGCACATTGCATTCTCTCCCCTTGTTCAGTATGTTCAGTTTCTGTGTTTTCCGTATAATCATTTAACTCACATAATACATATCCATTTGTATTTGTGTTGTTATATTTTGACTTATTATCATACTCAAATATTTCTGCTAATTTATTACGTACTTCTTCTGATAAATGATCTGGATATTCCACCTCAAACATTATAATTAAATTACCTCTATCATTTCTGCTAAACACCGGCATTCCTTGTCCAGTTATAACCTTTTTATCTCCGTTCTTTATAATTTTATCAAAGTTCTTAATTATTAATTTTTGTCCATCAATTCCTTTTATGATAACTTCAAAACCACACATTGATTGTACTAGATTTATTTTTAATGTATACATTAAATCAGGAGAATTTGTATTACGAGTAAAATCTTTATGAGCAATTTCTTTAATTTTAATAAATATATCTCCTCTCATATCCTTAAATTGATGACCTTTATTTTTAAACATTAATTCTTGTCCTTCAAATGATCCCTTTAAAATATTAATTTCAATTGAATCTCTTTTCATTTCTCCAGTCTCTAAATTCTTATATTGATAATCAACATTCTTTTTACTTCCTGTAAATAAATCTACCATGTTTATCTCCATTGTCATCTTAATATTTAGATTTTGTCTCATAAACATTTCTTGAGGATTCATTCCACCACCCATATGAACAGGTTGACCATTTACAAACATCATACCTCCTGGCATTCCACCCATCATTCCCGGAAACCCTCCCGGAAATCCTCGCATCCCTCCCATTCCTGGAATGGGAAATGGAAATCCACCACCCATCCCTCTAAATATTTCGTTAATATCAACATCTTGAGGAACTTGTTGTTCATCTACGCTACCAGTTTGATCATATCTTTTACGTAGTTCAGGAGTTTTTAATATATTATATGCTTTATTAATCATTTTAAATTTTTCTTCAGCATCTGGTGATTTATTCTTATCAGGATGCCATTTTAATGCCATTTGTTTGTAAGCATCTTTAATATCTTTATCACTTGCATCAGGTGGAATTTCAAGTAGTTCGTAAGGATTCATTATTATAAGATTATGAATAATTCTTTATATTTATTTAATAATAAAATAATAAAAATTGATAAAAATAATTGTTAATATAAAATATAATTTATATATTATATTAATGGATATATTTTCTCTAAATCCTATACAAGATTTGTTAAAAAAGGTAAATGCAAATTCTGAATTTGAAGTTATGTTTAATAAAACAAATCCCCTAACCATTAATAAATATATTGATATTTTAAAATACCTTGGAACACTTAGTAAAACTAAAAAATTTAAGCTTATTAAAGAAACTTCTTTAGATATTGGATATACTAACTATGTTAATAAAGATATTGTTAACTACAGAATTAGTATTTATAATATTGACAATATAAATAAAATAATAAATGATGTTAAATTACGCAAGAATCATGTAATTTTTTCAATACTTGTAAACCACTTATTAAATGATTACTCAGATATTACAATTATGAAAAAAACAAAGGCAGAAAAGAATATTGTAGATATTGACAACTATGATATACGTGTTCGTCTTTCAGATGAAAATGATGTTTCAAAAGATGAATTAAAAAAATTACTATCAATAGATGAAAATGAAAGACATAATATTATTTTTAGATACAAACAACGTGTATCAATTGTGTTAAGTTCAGATGCAAATCATGAATTAAAGATAGATTTAACACAAACAAAACAATCTAACAGTATTAATGATATTATGAGAGGTGTAGATAGATATGAATTAGAAATGGATTTATCAATGTTTTCAGATAAATATGATAAAAAAGTAATTGATGTAATGAAGGAATATTCTGATAAAATATATAAAACAATTATTGGATCTAATATTGTTATTGATGTCGCAGAAAAAAATGATGTTTTAGATAAGTATAAAGAACTTGTATATGGTAATAAAGATGATATTAATAAAGATCTTGCTGGAATGAATGTTATTTCACTTGAAATCCAATATTTAGTAGATCAATTACCAAATAAATATTGTGTGACAGATAAAGCAGACGGTGAGAGATGTTTTATGTATATTGTTGATGAGGCAGTATATTTTATTGCGAATAACTTGAGCATAATTAAGACTGATCATAAGGTAGATAAAAAATACAATAATACATTAATTGATGGAGAATTATTATTTGTTGGAAAACACAAGAAGTATTTATTTTTAGCGTTTGATATTTTATTTGACAAGGGTGTTGATGTTCGTGAAAATCCAAAAATGATTGAAAGATATATGGCACTTGCGGAGAATATTAAAAAGATTTTTGGAGCAAAACTTGATTATAAGCCTTTTGGAGGTGATTTTGATTTAAAAAAGAATGGTGAACATATTAAAAGTCAAGTAAAAACATATATGAATGATTTAAATGATAGTTTAAAGAATGATAAATCATTATTTGTTATTAAATATAAATTATATTCATTCCCTCAAGGGGCAAATGGTTGTGAAATTTTTAATTATTCAAATATTATTTGGAATTTATATACAAAAGACTTAGATTGTCCATACATATTAGATGGACTTATTTATGCACCATTAGATCAAAAATATACTCGTAATCTTCGTGAAACAAAATTTAGAAACTTAAAATGGAAACCAAAGGAGAAGAATTCGATAGATTTTTATGTTGAGTTTGAGAAAAACAATCAAAATGAAATCATAAACGCATTTGATGATAGTGGCTCAAAAGATCTTGATAAAAAAACATCTTCCGGAGAACAAAGTATGATAGATGCAAATGTTGTTAAGAATTCTGGCAAGATTTACAAGATAGCAAATTTATATGTTGGTAAAGTAAAAAATGGTGTTGAATATCCTGTTCTTTTCCATAAAGATAAAAATGGATATATTGCACATTTATACACACATATTGATGAGGGAATTTCAAATGAAGCAAGAGATATTGAGGGTAATATAATCCAAGATAAAACAGTTGTAGAATTTGCATACAATAATGACCCAACAATTTTAGAAACAGATAGATGGATACCATTAAGAACTCGTTTTGATAAAACAGAGATGGTTAATAAATATAGAAAGAAATATGGTAACAATGAAGATGTTTCTGAAAAAGTTTGGAGATCTATTTTAGTACCAATTGATATTAGTGATATTCAAATATTAGGTGATCCTAAAACATATGAAAACCATCTTGCTGCAATGAGAGGTAAAGTTGATGTTAGATTAATTGAGACATCTAGAAGTGAAGATATTTATTATCAATTAAAGACAGATTTAGCCAAGCCTCAAAGAGAATTTCACAATTGGATCAAATCATCATTTATTTACAATTATTGTTCGAAGGATTTAATCGGAGAAAAATTAACAGTACTTGATATTGGTGTTGGAAGAGGTGGTGATATTATGAAATACTTCAGTGCAAGAATCCAAGAATTAGTTGGTATTGATGTAGATAGTAATGGAATTCATTCAGCAACAGATGGAGCTTACAGCAGATACAATAATTTAAAAAGAAAGTTTCCTCAATTTCCAAAGATGACATTCTTAGTTGCAGATGGTGGGGCAAGATTAAACTTAGAAGATCAACTTAAATCAATTGGTTCTATGGATGACAAAAATAAGATGGAGTTAAAGAATATTTTTGGAGAAAAAAATAGTGATAAACCAAAGAAATTTGACATTATGTCATCTCAATTCGTATTACACTATTTATTCAAAGATAATACAACATTAGATAACTTATGTGATAATATAAATAGATTATTAAAGTCAAGTGGATTTATTATCTTTACATCATTAGATGGAGACTTAGTTCATAAAGAACTTGTCAAGAACGGAGGAAAAATTGAATCATATTATACGACAAAAGATGGAACCAAAAAGAAGTTTTTCCATATTATAAGTAAATATGATATGAAACAGAGTACTGAAAGAACAGGAGTTGCGATTGATTTCTTCAATGCTTCTTTCCAAGAAGAGGGAAATTCAGCGGTTGAATTTTTAATCAATCAAAAATTTATTGTTGATACATTTAAGGAGAAATGTAATTTAGAATTAGTGGAATCTGAGAACTTTCAAAATATCTATAATACATTCAGACAATTCTTTTCAACTACGGCAAAATATGAGGAAGAATTAAGAACAAGAGAATTCTTTAAGAAGGTTGAAGCATTTTATGATTTAACAGATGAAGTTAATAAAGCATCATTTGAGTTATCAAGATTGAATAAACTGTATGTTTTTCAAAAGAGAGATCCTAAATTTATGGCGAAAGTTAAGAGAACAAAGTGAAAATTAAAAAATTGATTTATACATATTATATATACTAATCTTAGTATATATATTATAACAAAATGCTTCACGTTAATAAAACATCTGACTATTTGTATCTAGGAGAAAAACCCAAACCGGACATTAAATACTATGGAAAAATTTACTATGATAATGGTACATCTTATCAAGGTTATTTCATGAATGAAAAAAAGTGTGGTTATGGTGAAGAGAGAACACTGGAAGGCTACAATAAAGGATATTATAGAAATGATTCATTAAATGGAAAATCAGTAACATATAATAAGAATAAAGGATCCTATATTGATTGCTACTATACAGATGGGGTATTAGATGGTGATTGTACAGTATATGATGAAAAAAGTAATCTTGTTAATAAAGGGATGTATAAAAATGGTAAATCCTGTGTTTCTACTTTTGAGACAATCAATAAAATTATTGATGGAAAAGCTGTTAGGCAATATGAAGGATATATGTTTGAAGATAAATATAATGGCTTTGGTAAATTGTATATTAATAATATGGTTTATATTGGAAATTTTACGACAGGAAAAAAAGATGGTAAATTCTTAATATGCTATATGGATGGAACTTTAGCATATAGTCCTCAAACAAATTTAGATGTCATTCTTGATATTGATAAAATTAAAAAAGATAATTTTAATAATTATAAGAATACAATTGATTTTGTAAATGATATGTATGATGATAATCATAAAATCGTATATAAAGAAAATAATCAAATCAAGTACATTGGAAAATTAAATTCTGATATGAAATATAATGATTCAAATGGAGTTTGTTATATGGGAAAAACTATATATACAGGTAAATTTGTTGACGGTATTTTCAAAGAAGGAGTTGTTTCAGATGATAGCTTTAAATATAAAGGTGATTTTGATAATTTAGATATAACTGGAAATGGAACAATTGATTTTACAAGTGGTGAAAAATATACAGGTAAGTTTAAGAAGGGATTATGTGAAGATGGTATCTTAAATTTTAAAGTTGAAGATAAAAATGCAACAATTAATTGTAAAGCAAATGTTAAATATATATATGATCATACAATTATTGAACTAAGAGCAAATTCAGATAGTGAAATATCATTTGACAATAACAGATATGTCGGAAATATAACATTTAGTTCAACTTTTACAACAAAAAGTATTACAACAAAAATATATATTCAGAAAGGAAAACATTATCTAAATAATATTCTAAAATATGATGGTACATTTAGAAATTTTAAATATAATGGGAAAGGAATAAAATATCATTCGAATGGTAAAATTGAAGTTAATGGATATTTCCAATTAGATGAACCAGTAGGTGGAGATTATTTCGATGATAATGGTATACTCGTGTTTTCTGATATGGAAAATTATTCAGATAATGACATGCCTGAATTAGGAGGTGAAAATGAAGTTAATGAAAATATGCAAATTGTCAATGATATCAATAATATTTTAAATGCACCTTTTCTATCAGATGCATTCGCAAATACAACAGCAAATGTAATTAATAATATACCGGCCTATGATGTAAATGATCTTTCTCCAACAAATATTATGTTAAATCATGGTTCAAATGGTTCAAATGTACAAAATTGATCTCTCGTTTTACTCACACTAATTTTTTATGGTTTCATAAATGAAATCATAAAAAATTGATCTCTCGTTTTACTCACACTAATTTTTAATTCAAATTTCATAAATGAAATTCAAATTAAAAATTGATTTTTAAATTCTTTTATATAAAAAATAATTAATATATAATATATAATGAAGCCATTTATTTTTCAGTTACCAATAACAAAGAATGAATTAGTTGTGGAATCAAAAATAGAATTTTCAACATCTCAAATAAACTCTCAACCATTATTTAAATATGGATTTCACCATTACATAAATCAAACAAAAGACAAATTAGTAATTTTAGATAGAGATGATCTTAAGGGTAAGAATTTTTATAATATAATTGAAAATTTTAATGATATTGTACCTAATAATGATGATTCTATTTCAAATGTAAATAAAAAGTATTTAGGAAAAGATGTTAAAAATAATCAATTAGAGTTATGGGAAATTTTGTCAATATTTGGATTTGAAGGCAGTCTATATATAAATGATGAAGATTATGATGATATGATTAAAATGTTTTATAATAAAACAGGATTAAAATATAAGGCAATTGATGATCCATCAAAAGTAGATACATATATAAATATTAATAGTGTTACAGGAAATATAAAGTTTCTAGAACAAACACAATATTCAAATATCATTGAAGCCATATGTGAAATTGGTGAAGGATTAAATAAAAAGGGTAATTGTGTAATAAGAATATATGATAGTTTTACTGATGTAACTGTCAAATTGATTAAACTAGTATCTGAAATGTTTGAAGAAACATATATTTACAAGCCATATATGACATATGCACGTGATTCAACAAAATATATAATTGGAATGAATTTTAAAGATAATTTTAAAAATTCAAAACAATTACGTGAACTTCTCAAGCAAGAAAATAAATTAAATAACATTTATAATAGTTATATTATACCTGAAAATTTTGAATTTGTTATGAAATATGTAAATGTTGTATTAGGAAATTATGAGCATAAAATGATTAATACATTAGTAGAATATATTAAAAAGTCAAATTATTTCGGAGACACTTATCATAATGCATTAGAACATCAAAAAGAAACATCTAAATTTTGGATAGAAACATTTTATCCAAAATCAACAAAAGATTATAAAAAAACAAAAGATAATTTAATTAACATTGTTCAAATGACAATTAAAGAAAATAATAAAAATATGAATGAAATGTTTAAAGTTCTAATATAATTATGAATTCAATAAATCAGGATTCATCAAATCACTCAATGGAACTGAAAATCCAGGTTTCTTTTGATTTGGATCTACTGTAACATTTCCAGATTTGGCTGCTTCCATTGCTGGATGAACATATAAATTTGCTAATTCATTGCCCAAATTTTGTTCTACTTGAACTGTTGTCATCTCACCTTTATTTATACTTGTTATGCTATCTAACATTTTATATAGCATTGTAAGATCATCGCCGTTTACAATCTTTCTAAATAAAAATGGATGTTCTTGTGCAAATGTTGGGAAAAGTTCTCTAACTGCAAATTCATGTTGAAGCTTATCTTTTTCTTTTATTTGTTTAAATTCATCAAGATCTGTAAACTTTTTAATCTCTGATATGTATGATTTTATCATTTCAGGGTCTTCAAATTCCATATTATATATATCTAGTATAATTTTTATTCTTTATATAAACTTAATTTATTTTTCATATTTTTAATTATTGAATATTCATCCGGTAATACTGTTGTTAATATATTTAATATTAAGCTAATTAAATCAATTAGAAATGCTATATATAAAATCTTCTTTAATGTTTTATTATGTAAATATTCAGTTAAGAAATATAAAATTGAATAAAACCCAATCGCAATTAAATAAATTTTTATATTGTTGATTACCATTAAAAATATATCTTTATTATTCTTATTATAAAGAAAACTATATGCTAAATTTAATATCATTATATTATAATATATTATAATATATTTTAATAAACTAATCATCATCTGATTCTAAACCAGCATCAAAATTCATATTTGTATAATCCATCATTAATTTATCTGTCATATTTGGATTTGTGTCACTATCTGAATCAGCAATTTCTTTTTCATCTAATTTTATATCTGTTGTTACATCCGATCTTTCATTCTCTTTAATTTCCAAAACCTGTTTAGTAATAAATATTTCACTAATTGATCTATCATTAACTATATGATTTTTATCCTCATTGTAGCAAAAAGATTTATTTGGTATAAATCCAATTGGAATAATATATTCTTTTTCTAATACACTTCTCATATTCTTATCCATTCCATTAAATATAAATTTATCATTATTGATTAATAATTTATAATATTCTGTACCATCAGTTACATCTTGTTCAACTTTAAACAAAATTGTGTTTCTATATTTATTGAATTTTTCAGAAAAATAATACGTTTTTAATATATTATTTTCATGAATCAATATATTTATATCAAATATATATGCCATTAATAAAATGATATCTTGACTCATTTCATTGTTTTTTATTTGACTAATAATCTTTGGCTTATTTATTATAAGATTTGTATCTTGAATATAGTTGATAATATCATCTGTAATTGTATATAAATAATTTTTCTTATTTGATAATATATTTATGTCGTAATCTTTATCAATTACAAACATTAATAAGTCGATAAAATCATTGAATTTCTTTTCGCATTTTTCATCTGATAATTGAAAGAATTCTAAAATATTCGATTTTACTTTTGTTGTTATAATTGATTTATCTGCAAAGAAATCAATTATAAAATTAAGAGTGATCTTGGCCATTTACTTATATATAAATATTTTTCTATATGTAGATAATTCAATTTTTATATGGTTTTATAAAACCATATAAAAATTAGTGTGAGTAAAGCGATATTTCAATAAAAATTGAAATCTAGATTTATTATTTATAATCTACATAGATGTATATAAAATGGCTCAAGCAATAAGACACATTGTCAATAGATTCAGAGAATATAACAAAGATCCAATCGATGGCTTCTTTTGTGAACCCACAGAAGATCCTTTTAAATGGAGTTTTACACTTTTAGGAATGCATAATACTCCTTTTGAAGGAGAAATATTATATGGTAATATATTATTCCCACAAAATTTTCCAAATGAACCACCCACAATTCAATTTACATCAAATATTTATCATCCAAATGTTTATAAAGATGGAAAAGTATGTATGTCAATTTTACATGATTCAAGAACTGAAAATTTCTACGATAGACCCGAAGAGAAATGGCTTCCTGTACATACAATCCAATCAATTGTATTAAGTATGATGTTGATTATTCAAGAACCTAATAATGAATCTCCTGCAAATTTAGATGCTGCGAAATTACTCCGTGAAAATAAAAAGGAATATATTCGGACATTACGTAAGACACTAATGTCTAAATGAAATCCTAAAAAATTGATTTTCTTTTATTTTATCCAACTACAATATAATAGTATAAAAATGTCCAATAAGAGAATGCTAACAAAAAGAATCATGGATGAATACAAAGACATCAACCACAACGATTATGGTATGTCTGCCTCAATGAATGAAGAAGATTGTACCCAGTGGAATATAATCTTTTTTGGTCCAACAGAGTCTCCCTATGAAGGTGGTGTTTACAAACTCAAACTCAATTTTGTTGATAGATATCCTTTCGAACCTCCCAAGTGTCAATTTGTGACGAAGATGTATCATCCAAACATTGATATGGCTGGTCGTATTTGTTTGGATATTCTGAAATCAAATTGGAGTCCAGCCTTGTCAATCGCGAAGATGATTCTTTCTATCATCTCACTCTTATCTGATCCAAATCCAAATAGTCCATTGAATGGTGAAGCTGGTCAACTATATTTGAAAGATAAGGAAACATACAATAATAAAATTAAGGAATACACAAAAAACTATGCAATTCTATAAAAAATATTTATTTATATAAAAAAATATAGTTATGTATAGTATAATAAATGTCCAATTATAATAAATGTCAGGCGCAAGGAATTCTTTCTTCATCGTATGAAGAATCTTACATGTTAACAAAAATTCAAATCCATAAAAAGGAAGGAAAGAGAGTAAAAATACTAAAGTGTCCTGATGAGAAGTCTGGTATGACTTTTGAAGATGTTATAAATGAATTTATTTTAGAAAATGTCAATAAATATGAACTTATTGATATCAAATATACGGATAAATCATGTTTAATAATATATAAAATTCTGTAATTAATTAGTGATATTCGTTCCTGTATTTTCATTTACAAATTTAACTAAATCTGTAATTGATCTATCACCTGTGTAATTTATAAAACGTTTTGATTTAGGATCATGTAACATTAATGTTGGGAATCCTTCAATACCAAATTGTTCGACAACATTTTTATCTTTATCAGAATCAAACTTAACTATATTTAATTTACCTCCATTTATTGCTTTTGAGAATTTATCAAATGTTGGCATAAAATTTTTGCAATGACCGCACCAAGTAGCATGAAAAAATAATAATGTTGGATTATTTAAATTATATTTCATTATATATATTATATATGAATAAAAAAAGTATAGATAAGATTGATATATTTACATTAGATGTTAATTACAATTCATTTATGTTTGATATTTTTAAACTTCATAATTTAGATGAATTTATAAATAATTTAAATAATGAATTAACTGAATATAAAAGTATAAATGTATATAATCGTTTGTTAGAATATTGTTGGTATGTTTATATGGATGAAATTATAATTAGTAAAGCAAAATTTATAGATTTTTATGTTAAAATCCTAAAAGAAGTATATAATATTACCACAACAAATGAAAAATTTGAAAAATTATATAATGAAAACATTAAAAATTATGTTAAAGAAAAGAATAATATAAATTACCACAAAATTATTTTAGAATCTATATAATATAAACAATGCCAGTAACAGATATATATGTAGAATCACCATTATCATATTATTCTTCTTCCGTTTATCCCATAAGATCAGAAACAATTTTAACAAATAGTTTAATAACCCCTTCTTATTATGTTCCTAATACATTATTATATGTTGATACACCATATTATTATTACCCAACATACCAAAATGTATCATATTTAGATGTTAATGCAGATAAAGATTTACAAAAGAAAGTAGTTAAATATTTTTATGCATCATTATATAATAAATGGGTTCCTGAATTATATCCTAAGTTATTAAATTATGTTAAATTAACTAAAGAAGATGCCAAATTAGTTAAATCAGAAGCTGAAGCAAAGAGTAATTCAACAAAAGAAGATGAATATGGAGATAAAATAAATTATTTAGCTGATTATGTTTTTACTAAGACAGATATATATGAAGAATTATATAACTATATTGAAAAAAATGGATTAAATTGGTGGGATTTAAGACAACGTTCAGATGAACTCCAATTACGTTTAGTAAAAAAATTAGAAAATAAAATAAATGATATTATGATGGAATAAACATATTACTTAAATATCCAAATACATTATTTAATATATTTGGTTGTTGTTTTGCGATTCTTTTTGCTTCTTTCTTAGCTTCTTTTTTTGCTTCTTTTTTTGCTTGTTTCTTTGCTATTTTTTTTGCTTCTTTTTTTGCCTGTTTAGTATCATACACTCCTATTAAACTAGGATATGTTATAACTTCTTTTGCATCTGGTAATATTCTTGGAGTATGTAATTTTGGAAATCTATATACAATTGTAGATGATAAATTTAATGGTATAATATTATTGATTTCAGGTTGAGGTTCTAAAAGTGGTTTTAATACAGGAGGGAAAACATTACTCATTTGATATAATAATATATATAATTATTATATTAATTTTTTATCTATTAATTTTAATTTCTTCTGGGCGAACTCTTTGGTGAACTCTTTGGTGAACTTCTTGTAGAAGTCTTTGCTGAACTTTTTGTTGAACTTTTTCTTGAAGATGATGCGGAACCTAATGCTTGTGCTCTGAATCTTCTTAAATCAGAATCAACAATATCGTCTACCTTTTTTCTGCTTGCTCTACATTTGGCTTCTGCTCTTGATACTAATTTTTTTCTACCTAATTGAACCATGTAATAAAAGACAGTTGAAACAATAAATCCTAATAATAATGGCATTAATATATACTTACTGCTAAAAACAACAAATCTATTTTCAATCTCTTCAAATTGTTGATCTTTAAGATAATTAATATATAATAATCCATATAAAACTAATGTTACTAAAAAGTGTAACTTATAGTAAGGATCATTCGTTATAATATAATCTGTAACTAAACTTTTGCAATTTACCATTTTATATAATATATTATATAAAGATTTTTTATTATATTAAATAAGTTTTGTATGGATTATTGTGGATACTTTAAACAATTTGATACTTATAAACAAAAATATAAATCAAAATCTATACTATTAATGCAGGTAGGTAGTTTTCATGAAGCATATCAGACCGACATTGATGGTGAGGGATGTGATTTAGACGTAATTTCTGATATTACAGGTGCAATTAAAACAAAGAAAAATAAAAGTAAATCTGTTACAAAGGGTGAACCATATATGTTAGGATTTCCATCTCATACCTTAAATAAATTTATAAAATTACTTGTTGATGAAGATTATACTGTTATTGTAGAGGATCAATTTCCAGATCTTCCAAAAGTAGATAATAAAGTTCAAAGAAAATTAACTGGTGTTTATTCAAAAGGAACATATATTGAAGATCTTAAGAGTGATTCTAATTTTATAATGTCGATATATATTGAGGAAATTGAAGAATATCCTATTAAAAATTTAATTTTATTTTCTGGAATATCTTTAGTAGATATCTCAACAGGTCAAATATTTATAAATGAAATATCAAGTACAAAAAATGATGATAAATATTCATTAGATGATACTGTACGTTTTATTAATTCATATAATCCATCAGAAATTATATTGTATACCAATAATTTAAAAAGCATAAATGAAGAAAAGTTAGTACAATATCTAGAAATGACAAATCGATTTTATCATATTAAGAAATATAATAAGGAATTTAATAAGATATCTTATCAAAAAAAATTATTACAGAAAATATATGATGATTCTATTGAAGAATTAAATTTAGATAAATATATTTATGCACGATATTCATTTATTTCATTAATAAATTTTATTGAAGAACATAATGAGAATATGATATTAAAATTAAAAGAACCAGAACTAATAGAAAAAGAAAAGTATTTGTATTTAGGCAATAATGTTTTACAACAATTAAATATATTTGGTTCTGAAACATCATCATTATATAATATAATTAACTTTTGTTCAACTGCTCTTGGAAAAAGATTTTTAAAAGAAACTTTAGTGAATCCACTTTTAGATATAAAAAGAATTAATAATCGATATGAAATGATTGAAGATTTTAAAAAGAAAGGATATGAACAGATTGAAGTATTCTTGAGTCAAATATATGATGTTGAAAGATTTTCACGAAAAATTGCATTAAAAACAATACATCCTATGGAATTATATAAATGGTATCTTTCGATTACAAGTATTATTTCATTGAAAGAATATATTGATAAACATAAATATAAAGTTCATACATCATATGATTTAGATGAATTAAAGAAATGTATCGATTTTGTTAATGATAAAATTAGTATAGATGAAGCATCTAAATACAGTATAAATGAAATAGAAACGAATATATTTAAAAAGGGTATTGTTATTGAGTTGGATGAATTGGCGAATAAAATAGAATTATGTAAAAATTTAATAACAATAATTAGAAATAAATTAAATGATATTATGAATGATATTAAAGGTGAAAAATTTAAGTCAAAATCAAATGCAAATACTGATAATATTAAAATTGAATCAACTGACCGCGATGGATATTATTTACAGATGACAAAGACACGTGCAGATGTTTTAAAAGCAGAATTAGATAAAATAAAAACGATTCAGATAGAAAATATGACTATAAAAACAGATACATTTATTTATAAAACAATGCCTGGAGGTTCAACTACAAAGATTTTTATTCCTGATGTTAATAAGAAGTCAGAAGAATTAATAAAGTATGTTTGTATGATGAAATTAAAATCAAAAGATCATTATCAACAATTTTTAGATGAATTATATACAACTTATAGATATATCATGGATGATTCATCATATTATGTATCTATTATAGATTTTATTAAGAGTGGAGCGAAATGTTCTGATAAATATTATTATAATAAACCAAAGATAGTTTTGAATGATGATAAATCATTTATTGATACAAAAAATATACGTCATCCTATAGTTGAAAGAATTAATCAAAATCATGCCGAGTACAAACCCATGAATGTTAAAATAGGTGTTAATAACTTAGATGGAATGTTATTATATGGGTTGAATAGTGCTGGTAAAAGTACTTTACAAAAATCAGTTGGAATAAATTTAATTTTGGCACAGATTGGATATTATGTGAGTGCTGAATCATTTGAATACTATCCTTATAATTCATTATTTACACGTATATCTGGGAATGATAATTTATTTAAAGGATTATCATCATTTGCATTAGAGATTGTTGAATTATCTGGAATATTAAAACGTAGTGGTAAGAATACAATGGTTATAGCTGATGAAGTGTGTCGTGGAACAGAATATAAAAGTTCTATTGTTATAGTTATGACGATGATTGAGATATTAAGTAAGTCTCGTACAAGTTTTATAACAGCAACTCATTTACATAAATTAACTAAATTAGATAGAATGAAACAAATAACAAATGTTAAACCGTATCATATTCATATTTCTTATGATGAAAAAACAAATACACTTGTATATGATAGAGAATTACGTGAGGGTGTTGGAGAAGAATTTTATGGATTAAATGTTGCTAAATGTTTAATAAATGATAGTAAATTTATAGAAACAGCAAATGAAATTCGTAAAGAAATAGATAGTAAGAAAACGTTAAGTAGATATAATAAACGTTTGGAGATGGAAAAATGTTCTGTCTGTTCTCATGTACCCGACATGACAGAAACATCTTTAGAAACACATCATATAATCCCACAAAAGGATTATAAAAATAAAACAAATGAAAAAAAACATATAAATATGAATAGCATACCAAATTTATGTGTATTATGTCAAAAATGTCATGATAATGTAGATAGAGGAAATTTAATTATTAACGGATATATTGAAACATCAACAGGTTTGAAATTAGATTATCACTTTCCAAATAACATCCATTCAGGAAGATCATTATCATGAAATGGTTTATTGTCATGAGGTGATTTTGTCTTTTTTACATGACATTTCGTACATGTTAGATTAACAAATGTTCCTTGTGATGATGGAAATCTTGATGAAATATACCATTCATGTGCACAAAATTGTTTATATACTTGGTACATGCGACACTCACGGCAAATTGGATGAATACGAAATTTTTTAGGAGGACAACCTATTGGTTCTAGAGGATCATATTTAACTTTTGTACATGAAATAATTTGCTTATCGCATATCTCACAAGGTACATCTTGAACCAATGATTCTTTATCACATTTGTTACATTTAATATTTCTAATTTTGACTTCTCTATCATAATCATCTTCATTTGGAAGTTTGTGTAAAATTTGATAATCTTTGCTTCCACACCAGGCACAACAGGGTGTAATAAATGGCGCTTCTTCTGAAGAGTTCATTTTAATATATATTGTTTATTGATATATATTTATATGATAAAAAAAATTCAATTTTTTAAGCGAGAGAACAATTTTTTAATAATTTATTTATAAATCATTAAAAAATTAGTGTGAGCAAAGCGAGAGAACAATTTTTTATCTTAAGCACTTTTAACAGATTTAGAGGCTTTAGTTGCTAAATAATCTGCCATATGATTACCATACCATATCTTGAATTCATCTGATTTTTTATCTGCTGGTGCTTCTTGGTGAGCACGACAGTGTTTATAGATAACTTTCATTTCCTTGGTTAATTTATATAATTCTTGTATTAATTCTAAATTTTCTATTTCACTTTTATCGTCCTTCTTCCATCCATTTTTCTCCCATTTCTTACAATAGGTAATAATACAATTTATAACATATGTACTATCAGTGTATATATATACGAATCCATTATAATTTTCATTTTTCAAGATATAGAGACCTTTAATACAGGCTAATAATTCAGCTACTTGATTAGTTATCTTAGCAAGGGTGATAACTTCTGATATATTTCTTTGATCATCATCACCAAAGAATACGCCTATACCTCCGGCTCTATCGGCTTTTTTAGAGTTGTTATTTAGAGCAGAACCATCACAAAATATACATATTTTCCCAGGCATTTATATAATATACATATATAAAAAAAATTGAAAAAAATATCGCATCAGATATGTAATATATTTGGGTATTGAGAGAATGGTAACACAACATACAAACGAGTATATCATCATGGATATACCAAAATCAGGTTTAACGAATTTCCAGAATCATATTAATCCAGAAATTAAACTTCATCATGCTAAACAGTTTGCTGATTTTGTAGAACATAATAGAGAAACTCGAACGATGAATAAAAATACTCATCCAAGAAGTGACAACAATTACACAAATGATGGTAAGCATAAATTAAGTAGGCAAAATAATTATTCTTCTTAAATAGTAATTAAATTTTTTAATTCCTTTTTTAAATCCTCCTTTTTACAAGATTTAATCCATTCTGGCTTAATTAAACCATCTTTCATAAAAAGTATAACATGATAGTAATCTACTGAAAATCTATTTTCAGTATCATTATCACGTAAGTCATCTGGATTATATAATATTTTTCCAGTTCTGATTTCATGCAATGTACATTTAATTGCATGTAAATCTATTGCTTTATCATATTTCATACCCAATACAACTTTGGGATCTCTATAATATCTTGTTGTTATTTCAGGATAGTATTTTTCTTTCTTTAATTCTCTTTCAAATAATATTGATCCAAAATCTGATATTTTTACTTTAATATCATTAATATTTGTATCATTTAAGAAATTATCTGATCTATCGTCTTCTAAAATTTTTTCAAAATCTATTATGCTATGAATAAATTTATTTAATTCTAATAATACATAATATTTATCACTTCTATATTTTTTTTTATGTTTCTTATTATTTAAATTATATTGTTTTTGAATTTCTATAATATTTTGATCATATTTTTCCTTTAATTTGAGCTTCTTAAATTTATCTATAACCTTTTGATACTTTTTATTTATTCCACATATTAACACATTTTCTGGTTTAATATCTGCATGAATAATATCAAAATTATGTAATATATTTAATCCTTCCATCATTTGTATTTGAATTTTATTAACGACATCTTCTGGTAATCCAGATCTATATTTATCAACTTTTATTAGATCATATAAAGATCCTGCCATTAATTCCATTACCATACATACATATTTTTTGTCATCTTTTACAAGAACAAATGAACTTTTTAATAACATCAATGAATCTACAGATTTATTTTGTTTTGAAATATTATTTATCATCTCATATATTTGAATTTCTCTAATACCTTCTTCATAATCATCAGGGGTTTGAATCTTAATTGCATAGAATTCATCATGTAGAATATCATATGTTAACCATACAGATGAAAAAGAACCAAATCCAATTTTATGTAGTAAGATATATTGATTATTAAGAACATCTCCAATTAATTCGTCACCGTTTGTGCTATAATTATTATCACTTGAATCGTCGCTTGAATAATTACTAGAATAATCACTTGAATAATCTTCGGAACCACTACTAGACCTTGATGATTCTGATGTGACTGATATATGTTGTTTTGATTTACCCATAATATTATAATATTTTTATTTATATGATTTTAAACATAAATTATACTAAATTCATTTTTTATTATATTTCATAAATGAAATCTAAAAAAAATTGTTCTCTCGCTTTGCTCACACCAATTTTTTATAATATTTCATAAATGAAATCTAAAAAAAATTGATAAATTTACATTATAATGATATACCATTATATAAATCATAATTATGGCCTATCCTAAATTCAACATAATGGATAATAGCAAGACTCAAGGTTCCAATCATCTCGAATGGGAAACTGTTCGTAGAAAGAAAAATCCACCAGCTCCTGCAGCTGCTGGTGGAGATGATAGTAAGAAATATGAAAATGTAGAATTAAATGAAAATTATACTCCACGTATAATTCGTGAAAAACTATTTACTATTTTAGAATCATCTGAAAATACGCAATCTAAAATTTATCATCTAAATAAGGAAGTAAATGAATTTGTAGATTATAAGAGAAAGACTCCTCAGCCTAAACAATATGAAAATATTGATTGGAGAAAGAGATTGAATGTATTGATTATTCATAAATGTTGTAAACAAAATAGACATGAAATTATCGCATCTATTCTGGATAATTGTGGAGATAAATCAATTTATGTTGATTCTATTTCATCAATTGTAACTGGAAATACATGTCTTCTTGATTCAGCATGGTTTGGTAGTGATCAATGTGTAAACTTTTTCATTAATCGTGATGCAAATATTCATTATGTAAATAAAAAGGGAGAATCAGTATATGATATGCTCGAACTAGGATTACAAGATGCATTTAAAAGATTTCCCAATGCCAAAGAAATTATTAAATCAAGATATGATGAATGTTATAGATTGATTAAGATGGCAGAGGAAAATAAATTAAAGCCTGTAGAAGAGAAACATGTAGAATATAAACCTACCGAAGATAAACCTGTTGAAGAGAAGCATATTGGTAAGGCAGCACTTCCGAGTGAGTTTAATAATGATTATAATAAGGAAACATTAAAAAAAGATATCATAAAGTATATCGAAACTCCAGCAACTTTTAGAAAATTAGTAAAATTTCTAAAAGAAAATAAATTTAGTGAACTCCTCGTAGAAGTTCTAGAAGATGAAGACATGGAAGATCTATTAATGGATAATCCATATGTTGCACAAATTGTTTAATTTATAAAGTATTATCATGAATATTAACTAAATTTGTATTACCTTTAACCCAGAATGAAGCAATAGTAGTTCCCTCTAATACTAAATGATCTGTTGAATAATTTGGTGTTTCAATATTATAATATGTAAGAGGTTTACCAATATTAATTTGTCTCACATCGGGATTATATTTTGATAATTCTTTTGGTGTAACCCAATTATAATTTGTTTTTATTTTATGATCAGCAGATAAAAATATATCTTTTGGAGGATATGATGGATGAATTGAATCTTTTGGAATTATATATGGCGCTGTTATATCAGTTGTAAATTCAAATGCTTTTTTATAATTTAATGCAACAACATCTTTATTTTGAGAAGTTGTTATCATGTCACCATTATATATATTGTCTATTAATTTATATCCATTAGGTGTTAAAATTTTTTGACCACTTACTATACATGGTATAGTTGTATCTATTATTATATTTCCAGAGACTGAATTAAGACCATTTATATTACTTCCACCTGTACCACTTATACATATAATTGTATATGAATATACAC